TTTATTCCCAAGCCTCGTCTTACAACAATTATCAGGGCATTTCACTGGTTGGTTTTCTTGTGGAGCTGAGGGGAGTCGAACCCCTGTCCAAACAAATTTTCCTTTACAGATCAAACGAAACAATATTTTCAAAGAACTTATCTTTATTATATTATACGTAAAGAGTTGATTTGATTTATAATTATCCAAATTTATATTCACTCTTTGCCAATTCTAACAACCACAATGCATCAGCTTCATTATCATTATCTCCTGTATAATTCAGTTTTTCTTGTGCCATAGCAATCATCAAAGGTTTTCCACAATTTCCTTTACCGGTTGCAAATTTCTTTATTTCTTGACTGGAATAGCCTCGGTACGGGAGTTGTAAATCTTCACAAACTGTTTTAACTTGTCCTTGTAATTCAGACTGGACAATCACGGCTCCGACGTGTCTTCCTCCAGGGCGTTCAAATACAACAAGATTTATATGCTCTAATTTTATAACCTCAACCATCTTAGAACGAAACCTAATTAAACGCATTCCTCCTCCTTCATCTCGTTTAGGAGTTAAATTCCAAACACCATATATTTCCCTGGACACAGCCCATCCGCAATGAGTAGCAACATCCAGAGCTAATATTTTGAGTAAAGGAAGATTAGTGGTTCTTTTCATAATCATCTTCTAACCATTTAATGTAATCAGAACATTCTTCATCTATCTCAGATACTTCATTTTATTATTTATTAAGTTCTTTCCATTCGTTTTGATGCCAACCATAACAGACAATATAACCACTTCCCGGAGTGTTTTTAATAATACGCTGTTTCTTTTCTCCTGGTTGTTGTAGACAATATTCTAAAGATTTATCCCAGATAACTAAGGCCCATCCATTTGAAGAATGAGTCCCAATAGCATATCGTCCATTAATTCGTATCATCTGCTTTTTTGTTTCCGAGTAGTATCAAATTTCGTTTCAATTTCTTCCCAAAGGTTTATTACTTCTTCTTTCAATCGATCTTCTGTATTTGATTCTTCAATTACTTTAATAGCTTCTTGCATTGATTTACCTAAAATTTCCCCATTTATAGTATATACTGTATTTTTTGTATAATCTTTAATAAATTGAAGACAATCTCTCGTGTTATCTATTCCGTAATCAAAAATTATAGTTATAGGAGCTGTACGATAAGGCTTCCAAACGGATGATTTAAATACTTCTATTTCTGTTTTTACTCCAATTACTCTTACGACTTCTTTACTAGCTATCTTTTCTGTGATCTTTATCTTTTTTGGATTAGACATTCTTAGACGAAGACTGGAATAAAAACCAATAGCAGTTCCACCGGGTGAAGTATATTTTTGTCCATAAGGCCCTGCGTCCATGTTTTGACGAACTTGATTACTACAGACCATCAATAGGTTCTTTTGTGTTAAGATACGGCAGGTACGACGTAGTTCCTCGCTGAATTCCTTTGCCCTACGCATGCCCATCTTATCTCCCTCTTTACTATCCATTTCTAAATTAGTGCTCAGAGCAGCCAACGAGTCAGCCAATATTCCGTTTATTCCAACTCCTTTGGGTTCCCAATCCCGGACTCCCTGGAATACTTGAGGAATAGTATCCGGAGTAGAATATTCAATATCTGTAGTATCTAAATCAAATATCTGTGCAAATTGTTTATTTAGTCTTGCTTCAGGATCATGAAACATAATATCTCCTTGTTGACGTTGAATGGCTCCGGCAATCTCACAAAGTAACACCGTTTTACCACTGCCACTCGGGCCGAAGATTTCAACCAGAATACCACCAGGGATGCCTCCTCCGCGAATACGTCCTCCACTGATAGCTAAATCTAACAAGGTACTACCAGTAGAAATCATCTTATCAGTAGATCCGGTATATTTAGCCTTTTCCTTTACACCTTTATCGATATGTGCCTTACGTTGAGCAGCTAAGGGATTAGTCCTTTTCATTTAGAATTTGTTTAATAATGGGTTCACTGATTCCTTTACTTTCTAATTCTTTACGTGCCGTAGCAAGATACTCTTTATGCGACATAGGTTGTTTTTCACTCATCTTATCCCAATTACGAGCCAATCGAACTTTTAATGATTCAGCACAGGCTTTTATTGAAGGTGTTTTATTATTAAACCAAGCAGTTAATAAGGATCTTAAAATAGTACTTTTATTAGTGCCGTCAGCTAAACAATATAAAGTCAAATGCTCATCAACTGACTGAGGTACATATACCCCAATCAGTTTTTGATTATCTTGTTTAGCTTTTTCTCTATGGATTTTAAACAAATTCATAATTAAAGTTTTCTAGAGGCATCATCACAAGCCTCCCATTTTTCACATACATCACATTCATCATGCTTTTCACAATCATGGGCAAAACGGAATCCGCTGGGGCATTCTTCGTCAGCTTCAAAAGGTTCATCTTTCTTACTCTTTGCCTTTACAGTGCGTTTTGGTTTAGGAGCTTCTTCCTCTTCTGTCTCAGGTTCAGGAGTTTTATGTCGTCTGACAGGAGCTTCCTCTTCTTCCTCTTCAACTACCTTTTTCTTACGTATTATTTTAGGCTGCTCTTCTTCCACTTCTTCCTCTTCTTCAACTTCTGGTTCAGGAGTTTTCTGTCTACGTACTGGGCGTTCTTCTTCCTCAGGTTCCGGAGTAGTTTTGCGTTTCCGAGTGGTAGTTTCTTCTTCCTCTACCTCATCGTCATCCATTTCAAAGAACAAGCGTTCAATTTCTTTGTAACTTAATACTTTTAATACCTTATCTAAATCTGGGATGTCATCCATAATAGCTTCTTCATAAGCATCCCGTTCTTCAAAGTCAATCCGGTTAGCAGTGGCAAATGGTTTACTCTTACCAATAGTATCTGAATCAAAACGAATCTTCAGTGAAAAGCCTTCTTCTAAATCAGGAAATGTTTCAAACTCTTCATTCTCATCCAGCTCTTTATTTAATTGCTCCTGGAAAAGGAATTGACTGATATCCCAAATATGAGGCACTTCTTTCATTTCTTTTTCATCAATCGGAATTACCACATATAAATTACGAGTCTTAGGATACATGGCTTTAATCTCTTCCTGATCAGCTCCCTCTTGACGACGTTTTTCCCGGTAATCACAAATAGGACATTTTTTACCAACACTGGTTGGACAAACTAAAGAGTCATTGCTGGCTCCTACATCTCGGTGCGTTTTAAAAGGACGCTTGTACCAAGGTTCGCCAGGTATAGCAATTTCATATTCATCCTGACGATCAGGATGACGTTCTTCAGTAACTATGTAAGGCATAATGTCAAGCGTATGACGGCCACCTGGAGTGGGTTTAAAAACTCCTACTCCACTTGGTAAATCTAAATACCCATAAGAAGACGTCGCATTCTGTTGTCTTTCAGTATCACGACTTACTTTTCCACGAAATTTACTCGGTTTCTTTTTCATTTTGTTTTTCTTTCTTTTTAAAATTAATAAAAGCATTTAACCATCCGATCATTTGAAATCTACCAAATAAATAGGCAAAGAACATAACTAAGAATGGTGTTAATATTGTGTATAGTATTATCTTTAAAGCTATCATTTTGTGCGTTTAAAACCTTTAGCAACCTTTACATTTACTCTTTCCTGACGTTTTGCTTTTTCTTCTTCTAAATTACGAGGAATAGATGGACCGGCAAAGTAATTCTGCCCATGTAACTTGATTAAAGCCTCTAACATGCTTTTCTTTTGATCAAATGCCCTAACTGCTCCCTGAGCCACATCAGCTTCATACCGGGCTTGTAAATAAGCTTTATTGGCTTTTTCATAATCCGGTTGTTCGATGATACAATTACTAACCACAGTTTCTGTGATTTTAGTAATATAGAATCGCTCAGGAGTAGAACGAATTTCTTTATCAATTTGAGCTCGGACTAAATCTAATCCGTCTTTTGCTAAATCCCGAGCCTGAGCTGCTTCGGCAGAATTGATACTGTATTTCATAAACAAGGCTGCTTGATTTAGACATTCTATATCTAAACCTGTTTCAT